AAAACCCTAACTGCGGTGTTATGCAACGAGGGAAAAATGTAGTTATTGCCAAAAGTTTATATATATACTATTAAAATTTCAAAATATTACTCTTCCTCAATATCACTCTCATGCCCTTGCATTTTTCTTACCCAGCTGTCCACAGCTCGACCATACTTCTTCCTGACGTATGGTATGTCGTTCGGTTCTATCGCATTATTATCCCTCAACTCTTTCAAGCCGTTGGAAATACCCTCTACATGCGTATCATAGAAATCCCTTTCTTTCTGTCCTATTTCCGCAGAAAAAGAGTTCAAGATATCGCGTTGGGCTGCGATCTGATCTTTTCCTCTCATCCACATTACCATTTCCGTCAGGACATCATCTTGCAAAGGTGCTCGAATAAATCCGTTCTTCCACGGGGAAAATTTGCGCTTCAAGTATGTTACCTCATGGAGGTCCTCAAACTCGAATGTAGACACGAGCGACTTTTTCGTGTCTGTGTACTTTATGCCCATTGTTCTTAACAGGGCCGATAAGGTCTGGAAGTTGAAGTTCTCATACAGGTCTGAGGCACCTACAAGGTGATCATCTCCGTACAAGGCCATCACCATACATTGCCGATAATCAAACGGCGCATCAGGTTCAATCGCGTAAAAGCACGATACCAACAATATCCAATTTATTAGTGAGTTGAGCTCCGCGGTTATTGCACAACCGCTCGGGAGCCCCTTGTTCTTACGATAAATCGTATCTCCAACCAACAAATTCGTGTGTATCAATGCCTTAGCTAGAAGAATTCGTACTCCTCCATAAGGGTCATCATACCACTCATTGATCGCCTGAATTGCCGCCATCATCATCGTCTCAGTCACCATACCGTCCCATCCTGCATAATCGCCAGCAATGATCCTATCACTTCCAAAAGTATCCATCCTCTGGTACAACTTCGTCCATCCTATTCCTAACGGGTCCATACCCACCGAAATTGGGAACTCATTGCAGTTCATATGGCATGCTCCTGCCCAGCTTCCAAAGTACTTTCTCAACAATAAGTTGAAATCAAGAGGCAAGCAGTCAAAAGTTCTTGTTTTCGCCTGCTCGATCTTCTCAATCTTCCTCCGTTCCTGTTTCAAATTCTCATAGCCGATGACGTAATCTTCGATACTATCTCCGTTTTGAAGCATCTCGTCCAACAACCTATATCTCTCCTGCAGAAGAGTTGTAGGGTGATCGATCATCTTCTTCGTCATTCCTATTCCTTCAAGCGCCTTGACGGTTTTTGGGGCCAATCCTTCTATTTTCGCGTCCGAAAATCGGAAGATGGTCTCGCCGCTGTCATCACTGATGTCAAAAAGAAAGCGTTTTCCTGTAACGCCATTCGGTCTCATCCACTTATAAGGCAAGCCTGGCGATGTCTCGGGATCTATCCTATCCACACCACCATTCTTCACTCCATTCAAAACCTGGTCATCTGTCAAAATACTCCGGGTTCCGCTCATCTCGTACATGTGTCCTGCAACTTCTTCCACGCCAATTTCCAAAAATTCCTCAGGGACTTCCACGTCGTTGATAAACTTCTCCAAGCCTTGTTGTAATGGGGATTTGGTGATCCCTTCCTTAACCCGCGGGTCGTCCAAAGACATAACCGCTGGTCCCGTCAGGGGCGCACCAAACACGCCATGCAAAAGCGAAGGGTGTATATCCGTCGTTCTTGGGATCCTCATCTTGAGTTCCGGGGCCACGTTTCCTACATGCTTGATATCCAATCCTTTGAATATCGGTGTCCTGATCTTACTATCGGACAACACAACATTAAGCACGTCCATACCAACGTTCTCGTACTCTCCTGTCACAGCGTCAACAATCTCATTGATCATCTCCCTTGAAAAGGGGGACGACCAAGCCAAATCATCACCGCCACCAACATGGATCCCAATAATCTTTGCTCGACCTTGTCTCTCTGCAAACAAAACCGCACCACTGTCTCCTGGGACCGTCAAACCAGCATACGCATACGCCCTCAACAGCAACGTCTTCACGGGTTTCCCCTCAACGTCCAACCCACAGCCAACAAAACACGTCCTAACCAAACTTGACACTTTCAAAGCGACTTCCTTCACGCCTTTAGGTGTCCTCCTGACCAAAACACTCTTGGTTTTTCCTTGATTATCCGACATTTCCTTGTTCGTCTGGAAATGTCTCCTTATATCCCTGAACTCAGGAATACACAAAGGCAGCTTCAAAAGCGCCATATCATAGGAATAACCAGGACCATTCGACTCATTCACCGAAAAGTAATTCACCTCACAATCATACCAATTGAAGGTGAACAACTTGTTCAGCCCATTGATCGCCCGTATCATGCCAATTTCTCCCCTGTAAGGGAAATGGGTTGGTACCAACAAGTACCTTCCACACACGCCAATTCCATTCAGCAAGTATCTCATTCCTGTCTTGTCCTCTTTTGGTTTTCCAATCATCACAATGTTGGAGTCAACCACACACTCAATGATATCCGTCATTGCGCCTTGAGTCCTGCCAAAAGTGATACCTCCTGTCCTTACCGTTGCCGATCTCCTCGCTCTGTTCGTTGTAGCATCTCCTGACGCCATCGTCTCCTTTCTTCCTTCGCCTAGGTACGACATGATCGAATCCGTCGCCTCTTTCCTGTTTCCTTCAAACTTGACGTCTTTTAGTAACTCTCCAACTCTGCTCTGCACGTCTCTTCGCTCATCAGCAACAAAATCCTCATCGTCTTCTTCGTGATCACTCTTCTTACCCAAGACACTCGTCACAACCGTTATGGCTGTTGTCGCCACTGCAACAAAAGCCACAATCTTGGCTATCGTCTTAGCCATCTCGCTGCTCATAAAGTCCGGGACCGTCTCTGCATCACTCTCGTCGATTATTCCTGCCACATTTCCAACGTCGTACGACACCACCTCATTGCTCCTCAAAAAGGAAGGCATCCACATCTGCGTTCGTCCTTCGATCAACTGGTTGATCTTATCGTAATCCGGTTCCTGCAATTCTTTCAAATCCCTGCCGGTCTTGAACCACGAGTCAAAATCAACCACCATATACGCCATCATCTCTTCGTACGAATCGAAATACCGCTTGCTTTTCGCCACATTGTCGACCTTCTCCGAATGCCACAAGGTGTAGCTTCGCCCATTGGGGTCCAAAAGACTTCCTCCGGGTTTACGCTTAACCTCGATCAACATGTTCCTCCTCCTGTGAATAGCACCGATAGTAGTAACCTCGTTACCATTGGGGAAGGGATTGTTCGTGTTCGTAATCAGAAACTTTCCACTGAAAGCGGTTCCCTTCTCTTCCACACTGGCCATCGGCAACATATAGACTCCATTAGAGACCAAAAACAAATACTCCATAAGGGTTGAATCTTGTGGGGTACTTCCATGATCTTGGAAAACATCGTCCATACATATGATCTCCTCCGATTTATATCCATCCCAATGCTTCGTCTGAGATCGATGGTACACGTCCTTCTTGGTGAAGATCGACTTGTCACACAAACTTGTCAAATCCGTCACCACT